CCCACCAGCGCGTTCTCGAACGCAGAGAGCATCGCACAGTAGGCGCAGCGGTTCGATGCGTGGCAGCGAGCCGGTGCTACATGACCGTCCGGATACAACCAGAACACCCCCTTTGAAGGGTACGAGCAGCGGAGATTCTCGGCCCCTAATCCTTGTGCGGATTGTGGCCTGGTTGGCATTTCCCTAGGTTTGACAAGAGCGGCCGCCGGATCAGGCCGATTTGCGAGCTCCGGAGCGAGCTCAGGGAGAAGCCGAGTTGCACCGTTCCGGGGCACTGTCAAGCAGCCCCCCTGCGCCCGCGTGCCGCGTGCTCCGGCCGCCGGAGGCCCCGCCTGCTTGACAGTGCCCCTGCACGGCACAGAGGGCCAGGGAGCGCCGCGCGTCCCGCGCGGCACACGACGAAGGAGACGAGCTCATGCCCGACCGCCCACTCGACCGACGATCCGTCCTCGAAACGCTGCAGACGCTCCGCGACGTACTTGGAGGCCCTAGCGGCCCGGACGCCGGCGAGCCGATGACCGTCGAGACGTTCGATGCGATTCTCCGAGACGCGATCGCGAACATCAGCGTGCTCGCGTACACAGTGCCCGCAGAGATGATCGACATGCCGAGCGCCGCAGAGGTTCGACGCGTCAACGGCCCGTGCGCCTCGGAGCTCCGGCGCCGAGCGATCGGTGACGACCCGCGCGACTAGCACTGCGTCACGCATCGACCAGCGAGCCCGCCGGCACGACCGCGGCGGGCTCGTCGTCGTTTGGAGCTCCGCCCTGCCAGCCGACCGACAGCAGGCGACGATAGAGCCCGTCCCCGCAGATCCTGCAGCAGATCGACACGCCGTTGTCCCATTCGACTTCGACCCACGCCAGGAGGCCCGAGCCGCAGCCGCACTGCGGGAGCGACCGCTTTGCTTGACGGACTTCGATCACGAGAGCTCGTCGTTCGCGTCGCCCGTGCTCGCAAGCTGCGCGCGGGCGAGCGCGAACGGTAGAAGCTCGTGCGTCGCCGGCCGATCAGCGAGCACAGAGCCGAACAGCGAGAACGTGTCGTAGAGGTTCGCGGTGTACTTGTCGAGTCGGTAGAGCTCGCGAGCGAATGGCTTTGTGCCCTTCGATGTGAACTTGTCGCCCGCGAAGAAGTGCACCGCCAAGAAGAGGTTGAACGGAAACCACCAGTACCGCCGCCGCCAGTTGACCAGATGGATGCGGTACGTGATCGCGTCGCGGACCTGCTTGTCGATCGACTCGATGTTTTGCGAGATGAACACCGCTTCCCAGCCAAGTTTCCGTAGCTGCCGGATGCGTTGCACCATCTCGGAGCGGCCCTGTTGCTGGAAGAGCCGCGAATTGAGCTCCGCGTGCGCCTCGTCAATCAAAAGCAGCCCCTTGTTTTCTCGCTTCGGCGGATGCATCTCGCGCCGCAGCAGGTCCGCTATGTCGTCGGAGTGGTAGTAGAAGCGACGCAGTTCAGCCGCGAGCGCCGCGCGCCGATCGGCCCTCCCCTTTCCGACCAGATGCCGCGCTGCGATCCGTTCGGCCCAGTCCTCGACTAGCTGCACATTCGTTACGACCGGGCGCCGTTTCCAGAGCGCCGCCTCGATGCGCCGGCACGCGTAGTACGACTTCCCCGAGCCGAGCGGCCCGTCGACCACCGTTATGCCCGTATAGGCCGGCAGCGGCATCAGTAGCAGCCGTCCGCGCGTGCGCACGGCTCGCAGTCGAGCCGCTGCGTGATCCACCGCTCGCAGCGCAGCTTGAACACCTGGTAGCGGTACGGCTCGGAGCCGTCGATCACGTGCCCGCAGTCGCAGCGCCGCTTGAGTCGAGCCCGACGCACGACGACGCGGTAGAACGCAAAGCCGTACGGATCAGACACCGAGCACCTTGAGCCAGGAGAGCACGATCTTGACGACGAGGTAGGAGATCCAGAGCGCGAGCACGATGCCGAGCCCGTCCACCACGGCGCCGATCGGGAAAAACCAGTTAGCCGTCTGCAACACGCTATTCGGCATGAACGACGTTGATGCAGTCGGCATATCCGGCAACAGATACGCGGCGGCCGTGATGACGAGCCCGATCGAGTAGAGCAGCGCGTTGACCAGGCCGATGCAGCCGATCAGGATCAGCGCCGGTATCTCGCTCACGTAGCAGAGAATCGACTGAAGAACGTTCAGCACTATTCGCCCGTCGCGGTCGGAGCGGAGCCGCCGAAGCCGAGCACGGCGCGGGAGATGAACCACACCGCGCCGATCAGCGTCAGGCCCGCGAGGATCGGCCGGAGAAACGTCATCAGAATGTCTGCTCCGGCAAGGTCGATGTGCAGCGTGTTGGCGCCGATCGGGATATCGAACACCGGCGCTACGCCCGTGACGTTGAACGCGCCGACCGCCGCCGCCACCCACCCGATCGCTGCGAAGGGGAACTTGGACGAGAGCGAGTGGCCGGACAGCGGTGTCATGTCGACGCCCGGCACCGCCAGCGTGCAGGCCGGTGCAGGCGCCGGCGCCGGCGAGCCCGGGTCGTTCGGGTCGGTCGGTGGATACGGCACCGGATCGCCCGCCGGTGTCGTCGTCGGGTTGACAAGCACGACGACCGGCGTCCCCGGCAGAACGCGAGTCCCGATCTTCGGCGTCGTGTGCGTGAGCTCGCCGGGGCCGTGCGCCGGGTCCGGGTCAATGAGAGGACTGGACGAGCACGTCAGGCCGAGCGCGACGAGCTCAAGGCAGTAGGCGGTGCCCGTGACCCAGGGGTCGGGTGTCGGGATCAGCACGGGCATCGGGTCAGGGTTGAAGTCGATGGTTACTGTCGTCGTGGTCGTGCCCGGTTGCTCGACCGTCGCGCCCGCCGGATTCGTGATTACTACCGCTCCGGCCGCTTGCGTCAGGTCAGCTGCAGCGATGTCAAGCTCGAGCTCTGTATAGGTCGGCCGCGTGACGTTGGCGCCGTCGGCCGCCGCGTTGATCGCCGCTTCGCAGGCAGCGACCGTCAGGCCGACGCAGGCAGGCATCGTCCAGGTGACACCGGCACCGCCAGGGTCAGACCAGCCGCCCAGACCGTCCGGTGTCGGACAGGTGTAGTGAGCCGCGTCGAGCGCGCATCGCAGCTGGTTAGCTTCCGGCGACGTGGCCTTTGGCACGGTCGGATTGCCCGGTGTTTGCCACGACGTAGGCCAGCCGCCTTTCGGGCGCACCGGCTCAACCAGGCCCGTGCTGCTTGTCGGATCGCAGGCGCTCGTTCCCACCGAGTCTGTCACGCAGTAGCTCGGGCTCGACGGGCCGGAGCCGAAGCCCGGCGCAGGACCACTGATGCCGCCGCCCGTCGCCGGATTCGCCCAGCCCGACGTACCCACGTGCGCTTGCCCCGTGTAGTCCTGCACAGGTTGATCGGCGTGCGCGCCCGACGCCGCAGCCGGGCTAACCACGACGGCCGCACACTGACCGCCGGTGCCCGTCTCGCGACTCGCGCCGCCCGCACCGGTGCCGTACGTGAGTGATTCGCCATCGGTGCCGCCAGCGCTACAACCGAACGTCTCCGACGTGACCGTGCCGCCGTACACCGGAAACTCAACGCACGTCACCCGCAGCACGTACCCGTTCTCAAGCGGCAGACCGGCACCGGACGCGCCGGCAGTCTTCGATTGCCACGACCCCGTGAGCGTCTGACAGTACTTCGCGCCGACCGACGAGCTCGGCGTGATTCCAACGCCTGCGATGTGCAGCCACTTGTTGTTTAGCGTCGAACCGATTTCCCAGCCAGCCCCGAACGCACCAGCGCCGAGCGCAAGAGTGACGAGCCACGGCACCGTCGACATTGCTGGGACCGCCTCAGCACCCTCCGCTAGCGTCCATGAGTCCGGGACGAACGTGCCGTTTCCGAAGTTCGGAATCGTTGACGGATGCGCGAGGTACCCGAGCGCGTCACCACCGGGGAACCATTCCGAAGGCAGCGTCAGCGGGTCGGTGACGAACGCGGACGCGGTAGGGACGGACGCCGCTGCGGAGATGCACGCCGTGACGAGCACCGCGAGCAGCAGCATCCCTCCCCGCACGCAGAGCGACGTGAACGGCCGCCGTCGAGTACGACAGCCGTTCACGTAGCCCGGCACTACCGACCGAGCAGACGCACGGCCCACTTGATCGCGATGCGCGCCCCCAGAAAGACGCCGAGCGTCCCCAGGATGACGAGAATCGCAGCCTGCCACGTGCTCTGTGCCTGCGTGGTGAGCGCAGTCACGTCGAACCCCGTGGCCCCCGCGACACCGGCGAGCGCCAGCGCAGCGAGAGCCACGCAGGTCAGCACCAGGTAGCGGTTCAGCTTCGAGATGTTGTGCATTAGTTCCACCTCCTTTGATGCGTTGACAACGAAAGATTTCGAGACAGATCACGGCGCGACACCGCTCAGAACCGACTTCACGAAGTGAACGATCCAGAGCGTTGCCCAGGCCATCGTGAGCACAAACAGCGCCAGGCCGAGCCCGTTAGCGAACGCGCTTACCGCCAGATCGTCGATCACGATGCAGCCGCCCGCGCATACCCGTTCAGACGCCAGCCGATGCGACCGCGCGTGCCGACCAGCACCGAGCGCTTGAGGACAGAGGCCGAGGCGATCGCGACGACGACGAGCCCGTAGCGCACCTGTACGTGATGCTCAAGACCACCTTCCGCGGAAGCGACGAACACGAACGCAGCGACACGGGCGCGCGCTTGAAGCCAGGGCCAGAGCACCGCGACTTGTGCGCCGAGGATCAGCAGCATGATCGCGAACGCCGGAAGCGCAGCCACCGGGTCAAGTAGCCGACCGAACAGCGGCCCGTAATCGCTCAGGGCACCGGCCAGGAGCACCGGCACCGCCGCGAAGCACGCGAAGGCAGCAGCCGTAAGCGTCCATGCAGGCAGCAGCAGCGCGAACGCTGCAAGCTGGAAGTGCAGACCGATCGCGACCGCGACGAGCGCCCACCGCGGCCGCCCCGTGTAGAGCAGCGCGGCAACGAAGAACGCGAGCGCGATCGAGTCAACGCCCGCGAACACCGTCACCCATCCGAGCGGCAGTAGCGCCATCAGCAGCGCAGCAGCGATCGGCGATCCGCCCCGCCGTCGCGCGAGCTCCGCGACCATGACGACGAGCGCGCCGCTTGCAGCAGCGGCCAGCATCGCGAAGCCGTCCGCACCGAGCGACCAACCGAGCAGCCGTCCGAGTGGCGAAGGGTAAAACCACGTGCCACCGTGAACGTATAGGCCGAAGTCTGGGACGAGTCGAGCGTGCATGAACGTCCAGGCCGCAGCAGCACGCAGAGACGCGAGCACAGCGACGAGCAACACGCCGGCGCTCAGCGATCTCATATCAGCAGCACCCGCCAGAATCCGGGCGCGATCGCGACAGCCGTCAGCACGCCGATCAGCACCCAAGCGTCCTGATGCTGCGCGTCGGCCGTATTCGTGGCCAGGTATTGCACGCGCTCGCAGACGCCAGGGTCAAGATCGCCGGAGCAGGGATTCGACCAGGTGACGGATGCGCTTGCGTGCCCGGACACCACCAGGGACGCGACGACGACGACGACGCAGGCCAGGCACCAATGAGCAGCAGCGCGCAGACGAAGCCCGCAGCGCGAAGGCCGTTCGCGCGTCGTCCGCGGGGCAGCAGGTACCCGCGGACGACGCGCACGACGGAGTGAACCACGCGGCTCATACCACGCCGCCACTTACGCAGCGACCGCAGCCGGTGTTGACGCCTTGGAGCCGTTGCGCGCAAGCACGCGCGCCACGTCACGCGCGACGAGTCGAGCGCCCTTGACCGCGCGATCGCGTTCCTCACCGCGGACGATCTTCTCGGTTTCACCGAGCAGGAAGCCGATCGCGAGTTCGTCGCCCATCGTCAGATCGGCGGGCAGCACGCACTCCTTGTGCACCGAGAGCCGGCGCACGTTCTTCGTTGCGGTGTAGATGTCGAGGAAGCGCGGGTGCGACCCGTCAGCGTTGGTCAGGTCGTACTCGCCGGCCCCGATCAACTGCACTTGCATCAGGCCGTCCGTTGCGTTCGTCTCGTCCATGCGTGCCCCTTCCGTTTAGGTGCCGGAAGGAGCTCTGACGACGAGGGCGGGAGTTAAGGCCCCGCCCCCGTCAGCGGGCGCATCATTCGCGCCGCAGCATGTGAGACGTGGAGAGCCTTAACCTCTCGCACCCGTCGCGCGACCGCCTGAACCGGCTACGCGTCGTGACCTTGTAAGCACTTTATCCACCCGATCAGGCCGCTACGCAATAGGCCGTTCGGCCCATCTTCACGACCAGCCCGGCCCACACGCTTCGGGTGACCGCCCTTCGAATCGGTCTACCGCTTACGCCCCAAGATCACGCCGTCCGACCTCCGCTGCAACCGCGATCGATCGAGGGAACCTTTACAGGTTCGATCGCGACGACGTCCCGCCGTCTTGACCTCGATCGAGCGATTGCAGCTACAGCCGGCCACCGCACAAGACGGGCTACAGCAGCAGACCTCAACCCGAAGGGAGCACACGATGGCAGCATGGAGGCCGGACGATCAGACGAGCCCGTGGGATGCCCGGATCGCACTAGAGCAGATGTGCGGCACCCACTACGAGCAACACGACCTCGACAGCGAAGTTGTCGAGGCCCAGGCAGCGAGCGACCGGAAGGCCGCAGCATGACGCAGGCGGTCAGGAGCCTTCTACGGGCCGTGCGGGCGCAAGCCTGCACGTGCTCGCCCGGCGTCAACACCCGCTGCGTGCACACCGCCCTGGCGCGCGTCGAGCCGATCAGACTCGGATTCGGGATCCCGGTGACCAATGCGCTCGCGATCCTCGATGCAGACGCGACGGGCAGCGCCGCCCGACTCGCCGCGGGACGGCAGCTCGGCAGCGACCGGCCGAGCGAGTACGCGGCGCGATGGTGCCTACAGGCATTCGCCAGCGCGGAGCCGACGCAGCTCGCACTCGACGTCTAGAGCAGGACTCAGCCGACGTGCGCTGAAATATCAC